ACCCGGCCACAGGCATCCTGGGAGCGATGCCTGTACACGAGAAATCCGTCCAGTTCGGATCCTCGTCCACTTCTGGAATCTCTCACAAGGAAGAGTGGGGGTCTCTTGTGGGGGCTTTCGAGGTCCAGGCCACGGGTACTTCCCTTCCCGGCATGGGTTTTGGGTCGGGGCTTCGTCTGGGGTCAGGCATAGAACCCGTTGATAACAGCATCACCGTTTCCCCCACTACGGGAATGGCTTCCACTGCTTTTGTAGGAAACCTGTCCTTCAAAGCAGTGGCGGGCGGCGCTTCTATCGTTTCAACCCTTCCAGTTCAGACCTCTACCCCTTCACCTACGACCGTCACCACCTCCCTCGCAACCTTGGCCGCACCTGGGATATTCATGGGGGCTGGAATCAGTGATGGGTGTATTGACAGTCTTACAGGGAGGCCGTTCCTCTCCAGCGGTACGGTAGGTTACTCAACCGTTCGCTTCGGAGCGTAAATGGCAATCGTTTCATCGGCTGTGACCACAGCAATCATGACTGCTGGGGCACCTAACCTCAATGGGCCTACCTGGGGGGCAGTCGCTGGGGCGGTGGGCAACGCTGTGGGCCAATGGGTGAAGACAGGAGGTATACAGGCCCAGGGTTTAGTTGTAGGGACCGCTGGAGGGGGTCTGGTCAACGGGAAGATGCAGTGCATGGTTATGCCGCTGCCTGGAACCCTTCAGGGGGTTGGGCTGTTGGGTTTGAGTGCAGCCAAGATGGGGAATGCCATCGGTTTAGGGTTCTGTGATGCCTTCAACGCCTCTGCGACATATGTAGGAGGCTCGGCAATAGCCACGAACGGAGCGGATGCCTCCAAGGTGGTTTTTGCTAACGCTGGCTCTCTCATCGGGCTTCTCACCAACAATCTTGGTGCCCTGGGGATTGTAGGGCTGCAAGCCGGTACATTGGCTGCCGGTATCGGTAACGGTATTGCCGCTATTGCCATGACTGGTGTGGGTGTTGGCGGCTCTGTCGGCACTCCTGCCCCTATGGCTGCGATGGGCACCAGCAAGACTGTGGTGGTGTAGAGAGATGGGTCTTGAGATAGATGGCTATGTGCTTCGTCCTGCGCGAAGTGCTCCTGCAAATGCAACCACCACTGGGGAGGCCGTCTCTGGGGTGGACCGCTGCCATGTCCCCCTCGCGGACCCTTCCGCTTTCAACTACTTCCTTCCGGTACACCAACGTCCGGTTGCCCCCTTTGCCGATATGTACCGGGCAGCCGTCCTGCTTCGCCCCGAATCAGGCAAAGAGGAGTACCTCCTTTGGTCAGCGAACACGAGCAACTTTTCTCTCATCTCCGAGGACACGGCCCTTGGTACTTGGGATGTTTCTGGAGATCCCGGCTTCTGCTCTCCGCTGCCCGGAAGCCTTTCAGTCGTAAATCTTCTTGATCCTTCGATCACTTACGAGGACGGGTCCGGGTCGCTTCTTATCCAAGACGAGTTCCAACGGAGTCTTCATGCGATAGACGCGGTTGTAGTTCAGCGGGGGGATAGCCCTCTCCCTGTCGGGTTCGGGCCGAAGTCCACACTTTTCAACCCTGACGGGGGCAACGTCCTCACCGGGATTGATGACCAGAACCCTGCCACTGGGGTTGTGACCTTCAGTTCCGACGCCCTTTCAACGGGGCTGGGCGGGGGTTTCTCTGTCGAACGCGGAGATCGGATCATCGCCGTTTATTATCGGGTATCCCCTCCTACGTTCTGGTGGACCCGAAACGACCCGTATCTGAATCGGTTTGGCTGGAACGGCAAGGTGGGGCGGTGGGAGCCTCTGAAGGGTTCCCTCCCCCGCAACCTTGGCAAGTTGAAGAGCGATGGTTCGTACCAGCTTTTCCCGCGACCCACTCGGTTTGAAGCAGGGGATTCCCTCCCCGTGGGGGCGACCCAAGACACCTACTCCCTGATTCGGGTAGGGATGGATTTCAATGCGGTAGCCCACAACCCAGAGGTCCTGGTCGTTGCGGACGCGGTTATTTCGGCAGGCCCCGATTGGGCAGCCCTTGGTGTGGACGCTGTCGTAGGGCAGAAGAACGGCATCATGATCTTCTCTCCCGACTACATCGCGCTGCGGGCAGGGCTTGATGTCTGGTACTCCCCAGAACAGTTCACCCCCTCCAACGATGGGGATTTGGGATCTCTGCGAGACATGGCTACCACGGAGGCAGCCCTCGCCCCCGTCCCCGGCCCTACCGACCGCCCTCTTGTCCGCTTTGGATCACGCCAGTACCTCACTCCTGCGGCATATGACGCCGACAGCGATCTTCCCGCATCCGCTGCGGTTGCCCAAGGGGAGGTCGCATGGTCAAGGACGACTGGCCGTTTGGTGTTCAGCCAAGCGGATATTGACCGGGCCACACCCGGAGCCTCCACTGCCAGTGGGGATGCGGCAGACTACGAGCTTCCTTACCTGGGAGCACGGGTTTACTACGACGGTATTGCGATGAACACACAACCAGTGCCCATCAAGGCACCTGTTGTGTGCGTGAAGGAAGACGGCACCGAGTTGACAGGGGATACGGTGGCGACAGGCATCCCTGCTTCGGGCAAGGTGTTTCTGCCGTTGAGCAGACCCTTTCCGCTACCGGGCGGCTCTGGGGTCAGTTGGGTCCCGGACGGTAGCGGGACCATTCCCAACTATACCGCACCCCTCCAACCGGACACGCGCCCTAACGGGAGCGCCCTGGTACGTCAGGTGGATGGGCATGGGGATTCCTTCTTCTTCTGCGGGAAGCAGGCTTGGGAGAACACGAAGGTTGTCGAGTATGCAGCCGACCTCTCCCCTCTTCACGTCACTGTCCCTTTCAAGCGGGCCGAGGTCGCTCGCCAATGGAGCACCTCGGCTCCTGCTTCAGCCGTGTCAGCTTCCGAGGTTCAGATAAAGAGGTCGGTTTTCATAGGGCAGTCCTTCTATTTTATCCAAGCGGAGGTGACCCCTTGCACTTACAGCAACGAGCCTGTGGTTTGGACGAGGGTCCGTGAGCCTTTTATCTTTCCCGATGGGGATGAGGGTATTCGCTTTGCGCTCAATGACAGCATCACGGTGGATTGGATCAATGATATGGGGGGCGGCCCCCAGACTGCGGATAAGGTTCGGGACTCTCTCGATCACGCCATCCAAGCAGCGGGCGGCGTTCCCGTCACTGACTACGAGGTTGGAGTGGAGCGGGGAAGGGTCTACATCAAGGCCCAATCAACTATCGAGATTAGCTGGCTCAACACCAAGCTGACGGTTGATGACCTTCGGGGCCACGCTGCTTTGGGCTTGCTTCCTGGTTGGCGGCTCTCTGCCGCGCATGACCAGCTATGGCTTCCAGATAACGGAATGTCCTTTGGCCTTCATAGAAGCCCGGAGAACTTTTCTCGGAAGAACAACAACCCAGACAACCGTTCGGTGTGGCGTTTTGGCGGGGAGACTGGGAAGATTCTCACAGAGAACATCCCCGCCACCCCGTTCTACAACGTCATGAACCACCCGCTTGTGGACTTGCCGGGGTTCGATGTTGATGTCCATTTCCGTCGGACAGAGGGCCTCTTCGTTCGTGATTTGAGGAACTACGATGGCATTTACTACGAGTTCCAAGAGGATCGGATTCAGTGGGTTGATGTAGCGGAACAGTCAGCTACTCGGATTTTGGCTCCCGCCGATAACCTGCCCTTGGCAGCCCAGTACGCCCTCCCCGACACCATCTCGTCGGCGGCTATGGAGCCTGTTGATTCAGGGTACGGGTTGTACTTGAAGCAGCCCAGCCAGGGCTTCGAGGAGCTTGTGTGGAAAGAGGATTTCCTTCTTCCCGGCAATGGGGGTCCGGGGCTTGCCCCTCTGGTAAGCGTCGTCGGGGTCCAGATTGCTTCAGGAGGCGCGGGCCAGTTTACGGTGGCCAGCCCTGCGTTCAGCGACAACAACATCTCAAACTGGCATGACCCTGTTCAGGTTCCCGAAGGGCCTCCAGAGCCAGGATTTCTGCTTCATATCCTTACGGGGGATGCAGAAGGCATCTACACGATAACCGCTGTGGATACCCCTACTGGTTCCCTGGTGGTCACTCCAGGCTTCCCCGCCTCCGCAGGTCCCCTGACCCCCAGCCATAGCTATGCGGAATGGCGAATCTATGAGGGGCAAACCCGTGACGTGTACGATCCTGCTGTCGTGGCAGACGTGGTGTTGGATCCCTTCAACCACCTGCTCAACGAACCTTTTGAGATCAAGGTCCTCTCCGCTATTGGCGAGGTGGTCGCGAATGAGCCTGACTACACTGCCGTTGTAGGCAAGGCGAGGGAGAACAATCGTCTTGTATGGGTTCGGGCTGGACTGGATTTCTCCCCCTCGACCCAAGACCAGATTCAGTACATCACCACTGGCATCGAAATCGGTGTCATCGCTGAATCAGGACTTCGAGTCCCCGATACTTCCGATCCGTTCTTTTTGGCTGAAGACTTCTCGATTCGAGTTGAGGGTCGGGCTTACACCACTGACTACCCTGCTTCGGGCGACGGTCTTCTTACGATTGGAGCGCCTCTCCCCACTCCTATCGCGGGCGACACTGTAAACGTCGTCCCTGTTATTGGAGACATCCAGTTTGGAGAAGACACCCTCGCGGATAATGCCGCTGCGGTGGTTTACTACGATCAGGCTCTCCCGGAATACGCTCCCGCAAACACCGCTCTCGCCAACCCGTCCACAGGGGCGCTGGTTCTCTCCCAGGCCGCTACCTTGGCGTGGTCGGGGGACACCCTCTACTTCGTGGAGCAGATGGTCACTGAAGGGTCCCTTGATGTACGGATGAACCCTATTGGTGGGTCTATCTTTTTCAACAGCCCGCTACGAGAGGGCCAGATTGTTGAGGCTCACTACTTTCAGTCCGACATGGCAGGTGTACGGAAAGAAGATGAGGACGGAAACTACGTTGAGGTAACGGAGAAACTCCCCCTGTACGTCCAGTTGGAAGAGTGTACGCGAGTGGATGACTCCACTTTTACGTTCAACCCGACGGGACGTACAATCGCGGACACGGTTGATCCAATGGTTTGGGCTGGGGTTGAACTCCAGAACTTCGGCGGCGCGGTCACCTGCACGATTGACAATGCGACGGCCACCATTGCTTTCCAGTCCCCTGTGGACGCTGCGGATAGCGTGAGGATCAACTACGGGGTCTACGAAGCATTTGGTGGGGAGATGGCCTATGACACCTCCCTCCGACCGGTTTGGCGTCCCCCCTTCATGATCGACAAGGATCAGAGTGACTTCACCCTGGAAGGAGATAGGCGCGACACCCTTCAGACAGGCCAGTTGATGATTCTGGGTCCGTCCCCCTTCTACATCACGGGGACTTCCTACGACCCTCAACTGGACGTCACTGTAGTGGGCATCTGGCCCCCCACCTCTACTGCGGTTGGTACATACGCACCGGGGAAAGACCTCCCAACACTCCTGACAGCCGACCCTGTGGCAGTGGTCATTGACCCCGCAGGGGCCGCCATCCCTGGTGGGGGCTACACGGGGTTTATGATGTCGGTGGATGCGGAGTACGCACCCGCTGACAAGTTCGCCACGCAGCTTATTTTCAAGGGCGACCTTCGGACTTACACGGCCACTCGCCATCTAATGGAGTTGGGAGGCTATCCGCTTCTGATCGACAACTCCACGCTATCGGAAGACGGCAGGTACACCCTTGTCAGCTTCGCCACCCCCCTCCCCAAGAAGATGGTCTTTGGGGTGGATGCGGTTCGTATTTCGGTGCGTCCGGTGTACGGCCCCAACCCGTATGAGTTCAAGGGGATTTCCCCTTTCATTCGCCCGGAAGGCTTTGCCCTGTTTCTGCTTGGGTCCACTGATTCAAGCGGTAACGAGCTACCGGGTAAGGAACTGGTGGCGGGCATCCACTACATGATTGACGCATCTACCGGGGGTGTTTCCCTCATGCGTCCAGAGCAACGAGCCTTGAAGGGTGGTGAGCGGCTCCTTCTCCAATACACCAAACAAGAGGTGGTGCATCCCGTCATCGAAGATGACGCCGTTCTGGCCCCTTCCTATAAATCCAAGCACCTTTCTATGGTCGTCCCCTCGGGCGAAAACGGCATCCTGGGATCAACTTTCCTTGCCAAGTATTGCTTCCGAAACCCGGATTCTTTCTATGCAAGCACCCTTCCGGTGGAGGAGTATCTTTCCGAGGTCCAGGAGATTGCTGTCAAAAAGGTAGTTGAGTCAGGACCCCAGACTGGAGGCCCCCCGGAGGCTTTTCCTGGATCACCCGACATCGAGAAGCAAGGCATCTTGGGGCTTCGGAGCGAGGTCCAAGACCTTTTCGACCAGGATCGGGGTGCGCGAGTCTATCTCTCCTTCTACAACAACATTGTTGTTGCCTTGGAGCAGATTCACGAGAACATTGACGGCAGGATCATCGGGGATCGGGATGGGAAGTTCCGGTTCTTCGTTGGCCGGGGAGTCCGCTACGCTCTCCCAGGCTACGAAGACGAAATCACAGGATTCCTCAACCCACGGCTGATTTGGCGGGACCTTATTGAATCCTGGGCTTCAGGCTTGGGTGGGGCCTACTACACGGAAGAGGACGCCCTCTACTTGCCTCCCACGGCCTTCCCGCTTGACCCCACCTCTTTGGTGTATCCCGGAAAGACGGGCGGCATCCCTCCTGATCCCTTTGGACTCATGTTGTTCATGGAGCTTCAGCGGAGCCGGGTGAAGAATGACATGGACGACATCCTGATGATCAGGATGAAGACGGCCATCTCGTTCTCGCTGTTCCCGCCCTTCCCGAAGATTGAGTTGATCGCAAAGTTCGAGAAAATGTGGGAGAAGAACCGCTTTTCTCGCCTGTACCCGCAACGCACCAAGGCGTTCACTCGGTTGCTCCCAGGGATCGGGGCCAACTCCGAAGCGAATGAGCCAGGAGTGTACGGCTTCGCCCGCATGGAGGATGTTCCCGGCCCCAATCCGGGTGAGGTTACAGCACAGGTCGCCAGCACCTTTGGCCGTTCTATCGGGCCGATAGCAAACCCTGCTATCGGGACAATAGAGGGGATTGTCTCGGTCGTTCCTAATGACCGTTACCCTCGCGCCCGGATCTGGGCCTACTACCCAGAAGGCGACCCTGACCTCGATGACGCCATCTCGGCTGCGGGTCTGACAGGGACCACAGTTGGCTCTGCAACACTTGTTTGCACGCCTCTTGACTTCGTGGATTTCCCCATCGACTCGAATACGGGCTTTCCCGACTTTGCCCAGCTTGCAACGCAGCTTGAGGGGGGCTTGAGCGACCTCTCAACGGGAAGCCTTGAACTCTCCACTCCTGGTTTTGAAGCAGGACAGCGCCTCCGCTTCGGAATCCCGACAGGTGAGGTATTCGACCTCTTTGATACGTCTGTCACTTACCCGAGCCTCTTTGGCCTGACGCCGCCCAGCCCTATCAAAGCGCCTGTTTTTGTGGCCGAGGTGATTGGGGGCGCTATCCTTATTTTGGGCAAGCAGGATGGAACCGCAATCGCTGGAACCTCCATCCAGAAGAGTGATGAGGGCGACTTCGAGGCCAAGTATGGCGACACGGCTTTTGTAGGGTCTGCCCTTCCAATGGACGAGGCCAGCGCAGCGAGCGACCCTCCTGGCATCGAGGACATGGCCCTCTCGTCAAAAGCTATGTCTGCTTACCGGATGGGGTTTGATCTGTCCGTTGCACGGCTGAAGAGCCAGTACCGTGATTTGAGCTTCCCGTCTTCTGAAGACATCTTCGGATTCCCCTTGAAGGAGATGATGGGGCAGCAGCCTCCCAAACCTCTTTCTTGTCTTGAATCAGAGGTGTCGTTCATCAACACCTCTGAAACTCCTCTGGAGCTTCCGTGCCTCAAGGGCGAGGCCCGTGATGATTCAGGGGATGTGCAAATCCCCTATCTCTCAACAACGGTGACGGAGCTTTCGGCTCTCTACGAGGTGTGGCAAAGCATCGAGTTCTTCGCTGAAGCAGAAGCCCCTCCTGGAACCTACCCCATCCCGGCAGCTACCTGGATGGGGCAGGTGCCGAACCAGTATTGGGGGGCCGTCTACCCGGATGAGTTCCTCATCAGCGACGGCTCTATCGGAGAGTGGAGCGACGGTGCTCTTGGGCCTCCTAACTATGCAGGTTCCCTTTACTCGGACACAGACTGGATGCCCTGGACTGGCACGACGCCCTATGTCCAAGGCACTTTGACTGGCTCCCTGCGTCCGTATGATCTTGTCTTTGTGGAGTGCCCGGATGACGGAGGTGCTGGCGACCCACAGGAGAGTTCCGGCCTTCCCGCAGGCGGCCAGGGCATCATCACTGTGGGTGCTGTTCGAGGAGCCGCTAACCTTGTAGGGTCGAACCCGTACTTCGAGCCGCCCCGTTTTGTGACGGCAAGCCGCCCAGCCCTCACCGCACCTCTCGCAGTGCCTCACAGGTACATGGCCGAGAATGTTTTCGGCTTCAACACGGCCTGGGACGTGGGCGCGGGTGCCGCTACCTCTGGGTGTCAGGTCACCGAGGTTTTCAGCGCAGGGGTGTACCTCATCACGTTTGACGTGTCTTCAGCATGGCTGGGGAACCCCGCCAACAGGTATGTCTTGGATGACGGCTCCGATACCCCCTACCCGGCCACTACGGGCGGCCTTCAGAAGCTGATTGTAGATTCGTGGGCTACTTGGGCGGGCCTCAACACCTGTGTAGTTACCTTCTACAACCCGGACCCCAACTTTGCGGGTGACCCGACGATCTGCAAGCTCGCTTTCCGCAACCCGTCGGCCTTTGCCGCTTATGGTGTTTGGATTCCGGGCGCAGGTGCTCTCAACTTGATCATGGCAGGCATCGGCTGGAACCTGGACGGGTCGTTCAAGATCATGTTCGAGTCGAACGCCTCCTTGCTTGGGGCCACCTTGGGGTCGCCAGCCGGTCCTCTGGTCAATAACAACTACTACGACTTCAACATCAGCGTGGACACCTACATGACCACGCAGACCTCGAACTACTTCAACCCTCCCGCTGCTCCGGGGTCCAACTACGGTTCGAGGGACGCTTATATCCGAGGGGATCGCCTAACTTTTCAGGAGAGCCTCTCCTTTGCCACGGCCCTTCCTGTTGATTCCCGCCCTGCGAACAACAACCCCACCGTAGACATGGGGTTGAACCTAAACGTCATCGAGACCCAGATGGGGAAGCCGGGTTCCCAGTTCGCCAGTTCCGTCAACGAGGTCCAGGAGACCAACGACAATGTTCGGTTCAAGTTCCGTAGCCGAGTCGGCCCAGACCCCAACAACATCGTTTCTGCGGGAACAACCTATGTAGGAACCTTCGTAGGGGCAGGCGTTGGGGTCGGGCGTGTGCGGGTGATGCCCTTTGAGTGGGGCAACCAGTCCATTGTCGATCAAGTCGTGCCCGCCACCGCTCGAATCGAGAACATCCTCTTGTCGGCTGCCCCGTCCTCCGACCTGTCCACTGACGACCCCACAGGTGCAGGGAACTACCAGATTTGTCTGGGCGAGGGTTCGTTCTACGACTATGAGCACGACTTCACAGACGCGGCTTACCAAGGGGCAAGGTCTTACATCCTAAACACAGGCGCGAGTATTTTGGCTGGGTCTGTGGGAGAGGTTCAATCAGGGGATATTGTTGTAGTCCCTGGCGTTTGGGACTCGGGCACTAACCGTCTTTTTGGTTGTACCAGGAGCGGCACCTACGTCGTTCGCTACGCCTTCGAGCCAGACAATGCCGCAGGAACTCCCAGCCTCCGAGGTCTGTCAAAGGGGGTCTATGCCGGTCAGGAAGGCTGGTTGGAGCTTCCCTTCCCTACGGTCCTCAAGTGGGACCACGATTCAGCAGGGAGCACCTTCACCATCACTGTGAAGGGTGCCCTCCCATCGGTGTACTACTCCCCAACAGGCCATGCGTTCCCGGCGTCGGGGCAGCTTTATCTGGTCCTCAAGTCGGCTTATTCTGTCCTGCTCCCGGCAGGCTATGAGATCGACAAGGATTGCGTGTACAAGGTCCAGTACACAGGGGTCTTCACGGATGCCGACGGTAACTCCGAGTTCCACCTCCAGTACGGCGTCTTGAATCCCCCCGAAAACGCGCAGGGGGACATGCTTGACCCTCTCTCCCCTACCAATAGCTGGGACATGTTTGAGGACGTGCTTGCAGTGGGCCAGAAGCTCTCGGGGATGCAGTACCTTCCCATCGGCTCCTTCGGTACTTACACAGACTCCCACGGGGTTGTCAGGTCGCTGCCAGATAACAACTTCCAAGGTGCCCCTGCCGACAAGCACGGTGCGAATGTTTGTGCGGGATTCCGGTGGATTTCCATGCGGAACACCAACAACCTTCCCGATCCCGCCAATGTCTCCCCCGAGAACACGGGCCGGGTGGTGCTGTGGGACTCTGACTTGAGTGAGATTGTCCACACGGGGGCCATCGTTGACACCGTGTTGGGTGTCCGGGTTCCTGTTCCTGTTGATCCGGCGACATTCCAGGCCGACCTGAAGGCCCCGGTTTTGTGGCGCAATGAGGCAGCCGACAATGAGATTGAAGGGGTCGCCACCTACATTGACATCAGCCATATCCAGAACAATGCGGTAGATCCTCAATGGAACGAGATTCAGTTTGATTTGACCGGTGCTTTGGTGGTGGACCCTGCTGCGGTCTACACTTACGACCACAACCTCACCTGTGTGCTTCCTGGGCTTTTCTTCTGGACAGGGGATGACTTGGCCGATGACGGAGAGGACCATAAGGGCTTCTCCGGGGTGGCGGGGCTTATCCTGGAGCCGTCCTTCCCGAGAACAGCCAAGAGCCTGCTTCAGTCCTTCCCTCACGTTGTGGACGCTGACCACACCATCACGGACTACGAGAACATTGGCCCACGGAACAGCAGCGACTTTACTTCAGCGTTTATGCCTTCGGAGAGAGCCTCGTTCTTTGTGCGGCGTATTCGCAGGTGGCATGAAATCCAAGACAGGGTTGTTGCTGATATTGACCGTTTGAAGTTGGTGTATGAGATTCGCCGGGGTGCGGTCAGTTCTTATGATGCTGCCACACGCACCTACACTGCTGATACAAGTGTGTGGGCTGACGGAACAGCTACGAACGTGGGCGACTTCAACGACCCTGCCGTAAACATCCATCCTGGAGACATGCTTCGCGTCATCGACTCTGATGGAAGCCTGCTGGAGACTGTCGAGATCGACAGGGTCCTCACGTCCAACTCCTTGATTCTGAAGTATCCCGGCATGTCCGGGGGTGACGCAGCCCCGGACATCGGATCGTACTTTGAGGTCTACCTCCAACAAGCTCCGGTTCCTCATGAACAGTCTAACGAGCAACTTCTGGAGTACCTGACTGATGAGGTGGTTTACGAAAGGGAGGTGGTTTACAACCCCGCCGATGTAAACACTACGGGTGGCTTCGTGGATAGGGAAAACACCCTCCGAGACTCTGATGTTTCAGGGGCTGGCGCATGGGAGGCGCTGGGAGTCCAAAAGGGTGACTACCTTATCATCGACCCCGCAGGGCAAGATCCTTTGAGGCGTACCAGCTTGTACGACCCCGCCGAGTATGCAAAGCGCCCGATGGGGGATACGAGTATTGAGGAGCGGCTGGATGGCTCTTGGATGCAGGGGGGACCTGCCATCCTTGATGATAACCGGGGATTCTACCGGGTATTGGGGGACGAGGACTCTACTACAGGCCGTTTGCAGGTGGACGGTACTTGCCGGTTTGCAGGTGGTGGCGATGACTCGTCAAGCGACGTGATCTTTGGGTCTGACCCGCCTGCAAACGGATACGTTGTCCTCCCCCAAGTCAAAGGGTCGATAGGCGAACCCGGACCCGTTCCAGGAGAAGAGGGGCAGCAAATGTTGCGGCACACCTCCTACGTCGAGGACCCGGCTGACCCCTCCTTTGCCAAGCGCCCTTACGATTTCCCTGGAGGGGTCTACAATCGTTACAACAGCATCGCCCCCTTTGGATACAAGATCATCCGGCCCTCCCCCGTATTTTCGGATGAGGCTGCCGAACTCGTTTTGTTCATGCGGGAACGTATGCTGTCGTGGATCGAAGAAATCCACGAGTGGTGGGACAACTACCGAGGCGGCTCCTACTACGTTTTCCAGCGGGACGAACACATTGATGATTTGGGAACTCCGGGAGACACCTCTGACGGAGTGGGTCTTATCTACAACGCTTTGTACAAGAGCCTGACAGGGCTGACCGAGTACCAGCCCTTTGCCAGCAACCAAGATTGCCTTTCGTTGCTGGACCGTAGGTTCTGGATCATGGATATGCGACTTGATTCAGAGCCGACCGGTGGCCCTGATTTCTATGCCAGCTTCTCTACCGGGGAAGGCCGCCCGGTCCTCCCGGACCTCTTGGACGACGTCCTCTCCAATGATGATGACTTTCGGGGAATCCGGTACTCCTGGATTCAGTTCCGGGCTGATTGGGGGGATGGGTCTATTCAAATCGCAGACAGGGCTGAAAGGCGGCTTGGCCGGAAGTTGGTGAAAGAGAAGATCCTTGTGAAGCAGAAGAAAGCCCTCAAGAACAAGTGACCGGTAAAGTGTATGTAGGGCCTTTCGGGTAGGAGACGCCAATGTCAGTAGAAGACGACATCAAAAGGATGCGAGAGCAACTGCGCTCGAAAGGCATCAACGTCGGGGGTTGGACTGATGTTGAGGAAAAAGAAGTCAAAAGCCCTATTCTGGAGAGGCAGAAAGAAGCTCTCGGAAAGGTCGCTGTGCTTCTTGAGCAGCAGGTCGAGCGAGACCATGCCGAGATGGCCCAGCTACATATCGCTCTCCAAAGGCTGAAGAACGGCGGCGGGGCGTGAGTTATGTCTGAAGGCGGCAGCGGAGAGGCGGGGTGGCTTACAGTACAGCCTGATTTGAGCAAGCTACTGGAACCCATCCGGCCCATCATCGAGGCCATTGATTCGGTTCTCGAAGCCCTGCTGCTCATCCTGAACATTGTCCAGTTCATCCTGAACATCATCAAGGCGTTCTTGATTGGCTTGCTGGACCCCATCCGCGCCATCATCGAAGCCATCATCGAAGAGATCAGGAACATCATCAATGATCTTCGACAACTGGGCTTGTATATCCACGGAGACCATCACCTGTTCAAGTTCAGCAACCGCTTCAAGGACTTGAGGGGCGGTTTCACGGCATACCAGACCAGGATGATTAGCCGACTGGTGGACCGGTCAGACCCTGACCGTCCCGACTGGTCCTCGTCTTCGGCGGCGGTGGCTGCCTTCTTCTACATTTCTGGACAGGACATTGATGACCTGATCCGGCTCATCATGAAGATCATCAACTTCTTCAAAGGGATGCCCGCCACGAAGACTAACCCTTTGCCCAGATGCTCCACCCCCACAGTGTCTTATGGTACGGAGGGGGCTGGAATGGCCGCTTTCAAGGCGCTCGGTGACGCACTGGCGGGAAGCGGGTCGGTTCCTGAAGAGGCTGTTATATCTTGGTCGTTGCCTACCCCTACGGGCGGCCTACCGGGCACAAGCTACGCTGCCCCACGCGCCTTCCTTGTCGAAGTGAGCACTTTCCGGGACGGGTTCACCGCCTTGGGCTGCTACCCCAAGGCAACAGGGGATGGTTGGTGGTTCGCAAACTCTCTTGACCCGGCTTCTGGAGGGCTTCTCCGTTGCTACAGCCCGATGGACACTGTTGGGTTTGGGGATCTCGTTCAGGCGGGCGGCTATACCGAGTACCAGGGCACGGATACCACCTCCACTTACGGCACCTTCGTAGACCCGGACGGGTCCCCGTGGATGGGGGGTTCCCCGACCTGCATGTTTTTTACGATGAGTCCGAACGATCCGTGGATCCCCCCTTGCGTGATGAAGGACGGGGAGAAGACTTATTTCGGGAAGGCTTGGCTCGTCAGCAACACAGCTATCAGTAAAATCCTTGGCGGCGGCACCTTCACCATCATGTTGAAGAAATCCGAGATGCCCGTTCACGCAACCGTAGAGACCAACTCCGACGGGACGGTGAAGTTGGTAGATGCAGAGAACCCGACCTACTACGTTCGTGTGCGTGCTTTGGGCAAGTCCGTTTACCAGGATTTGGGTAGTCCTTCGTCGCCTATGGTCGCCCCCACGAAGATGGGTGAGCAGGACTATCGGTTGTGGAACTTTTCACAGGACGCTCTTGCAAGGGCAGATACGCCTACCTCCTTTGCCCCGTATGGCCCCGGTAGGTGGGCACCTCCCTCGGACCCAGGAGACCAAGGATCGGCCCCAGAACCTAACCCAGATGGGGCATCTTCTCTGGACATCGGCCCCGTATCGGCCCCCGTAGAGCTTACCTTTCCAACCGACAGTTCGATGGCCTACATCGAAGCCCTCACCGCCGCTTTCGTGACGGCCCAGTTGGTAAGCAACTTCCCTGGCATGGAGAAGGGTGAGTTCACTGCGGACTCGGCCTACGCTTTCAATGACGCAAGCAGATACGCAGCCATCAACCCCCTGGGCAATGCTGCCATGCAGGTGCAGCAAAAGTGCGGGTTTGGGCCGAAGCTCACAGAAAATAAGAACTACCTGATGCCTCTGTACAGGGGAAAGAATCCTAAAGGCTTCCGCGCACAAGTGCTTCGCAACGCTATTGCGTGGGCAGGTGCGGCTTACCGTAGGATCAACCCCTCTGAAAACTTTATCAGCGTGGTTGAGGACTTGGCCAAGGACCTGCTTGAGTTCAAGTGGTCAGATATTGACTCCAAATACCCCTCCAACACCATCTTGGAGAGCGTGGGGTATCAGAGGAAAACCAACGACGTGGCAAAGGAGGCGTTCACAGAGGCCGCCAAAGGCGTTGCCGGGAATCTGGCGGCGATTCCTTGGGGTCCAGACAACCCGAACCGGATGGAAGCATGGTCCTCTACTGACCGTCCCAGAACGCTTACATCTTCGCCGGGAGTTGCTGACGGCACTGAGTTGGAGTTTGATCCGGGTCCTCTCTTTATTCCAGACCCCAACCAAACACTCAACGCTATGGCGTCCAGTGCGCCTTCAACCATCCCCGTGGTTTACGGAGGCACTCCCAGCGGCGTCAAGGCTGACTACATCTGTAACGTGCTCCCAGATGAGGTCATGTACAGCGCAGAGACTATCTTGTTCATGCAAGGCCGGATGATGCCCAGCAGCGCAGGAGGCTGGATTGCGGTACGCCCCTTCGACAAAGCTCTCGCGCCTGTGAACGAGATTCTGGACAAGATTGAAAGGTTCCTCATGGCTATCCTGGATGGCCTCCAGGGACTGGTTGATGAAATCATCCGGTATATCGAAGGCATCCAGAAGCGCATCTACCAGCTTCAAATGCTCATCCAGTACATCCGGTCCCTCTTGAGGATGATCGATATGTTCGCCCTCCCCTCCTGCTCGGGGCTGATCCTGGTAGAGAACGGGACTGACGGGCTGCTTCAGGGCCTTGTGATGGCTACGGATAAGCCAGAGGACGACAGAAGTGCTTACGGGGGAGGGATGGTTATTGCGGCTGGTGGCCTTCCGTTGATCCTCCTGGAGCTTCTCGCTGCCATCATGGGTGGCGGGGGAGATGACTGATGGGGTTCTGGGCCTTCGGAGCATCCTTTAGGCGTACCCAGTGGGTGACGTGCCGTGCCTTCGCGTTGGAGGGTCGGCGTCAACTGTCTTCCCGTGAAAGGGCGATCCGTTCACAGATAGAGCGGATCGGAGAAGTGAACTTGTTCTGGAACAAGGATGAGGCAGGCCACGCCACTAACCAACGCCGCCTTCTATCCGTGAGTTCCAACCAGTCGGCAATAGGTAAGCTGATGCTGGCTTACGTTTCCTTGGGGGGCAACCCGTTTGACATCTCCATGTTCCTCAACCCCCGGACGGGCCTCTCGACCAAAGATGAGTTGATCGTCAGGAATCAGCCGGGTGGTGGTCTGGTGAGCCTGGAAACCGGCACTTTTGCGTGGGGTCCCTTTGACGCATCCAAACCCCAGCAAGGTGATTCGACTGTTGATCTTTACAAGTGGGGTCGGAAGGGTGGTCCTTCTGCTCCCGAAGATCCCGGTGACGTCACCACCATGCACAGGTTGCGTGCGCCTTACAAACAGGAGCTTGCCTATCGGTTCACGGACCTTGAGCGACGGATACTCAAGCAGTGTGATTTGGTCGAGCAGTTGCAGGAGGAGCTTGAATGGCTTTCCCAGGCGGGCGGCCAAGCCACCGCTGTGGGGAACCTACCCTTTTCCGAGGTCTTGTTTGACCCCACCGCCACAACAGCGCAGTTGGTTGCCCGTATGGATAGCATCTTCTTCACGATGGACGAAGATGATTCCACAAACATCGTGACGGCCAACGAAGATTCCGTCAATACGGAAGGTCTTGCCTTTCACCCGACGCTTTTGGACGACGCCGATGGGGAAGGGGATAACAGCTTGTAGGCGGTGCCCTGCCTATTGGCGACGACCGTCGGAGGTCCAGTGTCCTACGAGTTCCGAATCGGCTGGCCATGCAGCCATCTAATCCTTGAAGAGCCTACCTACCTGTCTCGTGACAGGCGCTCATTAGGGACGAAAGCGCCTGTGGCAAGCCAGGATTCAGTCCAGATCCTTGTGGATGACAAATACTACATCCCCAACACTGGCTTTTACAGCCAAGCCCTTCTCACTGGAAGCAGGAGCGCCCCCTTCCAAATCCAGACCTGCTCCAACTTGTCAGGACCGGATGCAAACCTGCTTACCATCACGGCAAGCAAAGGGTCTTTTGAAGTGCGCCTTCCTGAAGGAGACAACGTATCTTTGAAGGATGTTCTGAAGGCTATCCGATCTGCCAATGTAGATGAGGTAGTGGCCGTCGGCTCTTACAACGGTGCTGTAAGGTTGTTGGATAGTGCCTCCATTGGAGCGGAATCATTCCTCCGTGTGGGAGGGGATGGTGCGGATGCCTTGGGATGGGAGATTCAAAAAGGTGCGCGAGGCAAGATGCTTTACCCGCCCTGGAAGCTGCATACGCAGCGGGAAACCTACCCCAGCCCTCAACTGGCTAACGCACTCACAGCGGTTAGCAGATACCCCGTGTTCCAAGTCCCCATCAAAGGGCACTGCACCTTCAAAATCAGCTATGTCTCAACCCCAGAAAGGTGCCCTCGCTGCAACGCAACGTATGTAGAGAATGACTACCGCTTCAATGCCTTGGGGCAGCCTGTCCTCATCTACAACGAGGACATCCTCTACCAGAGTTGTTTGAAGATGTTGCTCACCTCTCTCGCATCAAACCCTTTCCACCCCAACTATGGGACCCGGCTTATGGACAGCATCGGGCAGAAGAGGTTTGGGGACGCAGCCCTTACAATCAAGGCATCCGTCCAGAAGGGTCTTGCGAAAGTCAAGAGCGTCCAGTCGCAGTTGCGCGAGTATCAAAACCTCACCCTTCAGGAACAGTTGTACAGCGTTGTTAGCGTTGACGTGGCAGAAGGGGATGATCCAACCACCTTTTTGGTTAGCGTCATCGTTCAAAACGCTTCGGGTAGGCCCATTCGGCTCTCGATAGCCTACACCGCGCCCGGAGCGGTGGCCTTGGCGGGTACTAATGGACAGACCCTTGGCCTCAACGCTGCGGGTCTTGGCGAGGATCAGGGGTACTGATGGCACAAACAAAACCATTGATTGTTGGCCCTGATGGGGTGCCTGCGGAGAGCCTTCGGTACTCGACCACCATTGACCGGCAGTTCCTCCGGGGCACGATGCCCACCACAACCGTTGATGTTCAGGTGTCTGTCAACGGGAGCGGCTATTCGTCTGACCCTTCCCTTGTGCTTCTGACAGGTCACCAGTGGACTATCCCTAACCCCTCTTATGAGCCGGATGGTTTGTTGTTGAGGAGCGGGGTGAACACCGTCTTGATTCGAGGAATCCTCTCGAACGGCTCCGTGACGACTGAAATCGAAGCCTTGATCACGCTGTCTTCGGACAGGGATGTTGGTGTGGTTGCTTCTTCCCCCACCAACATAAGGATCACCCAGAACAACTACTACGTTGAGATTTCGGCAGAGGTGGACGAAGACGTTGTGGGTTTCCAGGGGATGAACTTCTATGCCTCGGCTTCCCCTGGCGGGGGCGGCACGGGGTACAGCCGCATCAACGTAGACCTTGTAGCCGACGGGGTTGTGGAAGAAGAGGAGGATGCCTTTGCGTCTTTCACGGTGAACTCGAAGATCGCGGTGGATAATAACGGAACCCCTGTGGCTGACCCCCTCTATGTCCAGACCGTTAGCGTTCAGGTTGATAAGGACGGCACAGTTGAACAACTTGACTACGACGAAACGGTTGAGGTTCCCGAGATAGCTCGCGACATCCTGTTCACCGGAACCTACTCCACCATTCGTGAGGCCACTCGATATTCGTTCAACCATAGTCGATCAGGCAGCCCCACCAGTGACCCTGCGACAGTACGAATCGCTGCTTTCTCCGCTATCCCCTTTGAAGATCCGCTCTACTACGCGGTAAGTGCCGTCTACTACGACCCTCTCCGCAACCTACAGTACGAGTCCACTCTTTCCGAAGAGGTTGTGGGACGACCCTTGAAGGTGACGGGGGCGATGATCAGCCTGCCCGCGCCTTCCAAGAAGAACATCATCACGGACTTCATCACCAACATTTTCAGGACCAACCCCCAACTCCGTGTGGAAGCAGGCTCCGTTCTCCGTGACACGGTGATCGACCCGTTTGCTTCTGAAGCAGAGCGTATGCGGTTCTTGTTGGACTTCTACCATCGTGCCCGAACCCCCCTTCTCATGCTCCAGGTAGACGACCCTCAAGGGGTAGGCACTTCCATCCCGGTCCCACACTCTGGGTACAAGAGGGGCTTGAAGCAGGCTTTGTACTACACCACCGATGTACAGGTACAAGACCTGATCGACAGCACTTTTGATGCTTACGGGTCGAACTACGGGATGAAAAGACGTACTGGTAAGGCGGCTCGCACAGAGGTCACCTTTTACGTCAAGGCTCGACCAACTACCTCGGTGGTCATTCCTATCGGAACACAGGTCATGGGTGGTGCATCCACCTTTGCAACGACCCGTTCTGGAACCATCGACCTCGGAAACCTTGCCAGCACCTACAACCCCACCAAGGGGCGGTACGAGATTGAGGTGCCGGTGCGATGCTCCCAGGTGGGTTCTAATGGAAACGTGGGTGCGGGACAGATCAACCAACTCGTCACCAACCTTACGGCAGACCAGCAGATCGGATGCACGAACTCTGGAGCGGCGTTCGGAGGTGAGGACTTGGAGTCAAACCTTGCCTTCACAACCCGAGTTCTGTCGGCCCTCGCCTCTGTTGATTCAGGAACCGCGCAGGGCTACCTCCAGACCGCAGCGGACACCGCAGGTGTTCTGAAGGCAGAGGTGGTAGCCGCAGGCGACCCTCTGATGCAGCGAGACATAGGAACAGACGGAAAGCATCACGGGGGGAAGGTGGATGTTTGGGTCCAGGGCGAGAACACCGCCAGCGTCACCGACATCTTTGCCTTCTCTTTCGAGATTTTCCAGGACATTCAGTTTGAAGTTCTCGGAAGCTCCTCCGACTACACCTTCCGGGCTGTGGATCCGTCGCTTTCGTCTTCCTCCCCCATAGCGGCGATGCTGGACTACCCTGATTTGGGGTATGAGCTACGGAACATCTCAACAGGGGAGGTGTTTGATCTAACGGGTGTGGAGGTCGTCTCCTACGACACCATCCAACTCTCAACCGATGTTGTTCAACCCGCACTCGACCTGACTGATGTTGTCCTTGGAGCCTACCGAAAGGCTTCCGCGAACGATTTTGTTCTGCTTCGACAACCTGTGAGAAGCATAACCTCGGTGGTTGGGACGGTAAGCGGAACCCTTCCTGAAGAATCCTACAAGCTGGTTCGCCCGGATGCGCCTCTTTTCACAGGCCGTTCGTCCTTGGCCCAAGCGTACCTCTCCATCACAGGGTACGAGGACGGCTCTGGCAACTTCATCCCTTCGGGTGACCTGACAGACGTGACGGATGAGACGCATGTCATGACAGGCCAGTATGTCGAGTACGTCACAAAGCTGGGTGCCCTTTACTTCACCCTTGTGGTCACCAACGAAGACGGGAGCATCATCTACCGGGGACCTGACGACCCCAGTGGAGTTTCTGACTACTCCATCGATCCGGGGACTCAAACGCAGGCTTTGGGTATCCGGCGAACCAGTAACAGTGCCATCCCTTCTGGCTCTACGGTTTCGCTCTCGTATTCGCATGATGAGAACTTCACGGTGTCCTACACCACCAACCTCATCGTGTCTTCGGCACAGCAGGATTTGGATTTCTCCAAGCACGCCACCGCTGATGTCCTGGCAAAAGAAGCCATCCCTGTTCCAGTTGACGTAAGCGCCTCGGTCATCCTTCAGAAAGGACAGGACCGGACTCAAGTTGACTCTCTCTTGAGAACGAACTTCGCCAACCTTTTCGGCAACATGCGCCTCGGAAACCCCCTTCGTCAATCGGACGTGATTCAGCTTATCGAGAACACGTCCGGGGTTTCATATGTTGTGGTTCCTCTCACCACCCTTCTCCGTCAGGAGGGGTCCCAGGTGGTAAGAGATGCCTTGTCCACAGACGCTTCGAGTGATTCTGTGCTTCTGCAATCCCTTACTACCAACGTGTCCGTTGTCTACATCGTTGTCCAAGAACTGGAGGCGGCCACGGTTGACGGGGGAGGGGCCGAGGGTGATTTCAAGGGCGTCTTCCAGGACGAGGTGGAAATCAGCTTGCTTCAAAGCTCCGAGTCGTTGAGCACCTTGGGCCTTGCTTCAGGACAGGCGTACCTCATCGGATCCGAGGGGCGCTCCATCCAAGGCTACTCGGATGATGCAACCCTTTCCGCGCAAGGGTATGCCACGGCTGATTCAAGAGTTGCTCGCCGTGTGGAGCTTACTGCCAACCGGCTTCTTGTCTCCCTTCCTGTTGGGGAGTCTCCTACCGAGCACGCCTATGCTGTCACCTACATTGTTGGTCCTGATTCGGGTCCCAAGAACATTGTGGTCAACCCAACATCAGTCATCTCGCAGGGGGAACTCACGCTGACTTACGACGAGGATCAAAATGTCTGATGACGATGATGGAGATCGCCCGGTATCGGATCTTCCTTTTGCCCTGGCTCAAAACCCAGCCCCTTACCCGCTGACAGGCCAGGGATTTGAGCGTGACATCAACGTGCTGACCCAGCACCTCATGGCAACTTTCAGAGCTATCCTCCCGTCCAACTATGTATCCAACACTAACGGGCCTTGGTACACCCTCCAGTTCCAGGCGATGGCAAAGGAACTGGCGGCGCTTCAGATCGAGATGAATGAAGAGTACAAGGATGTAGTGTGGGACTTCACTCGCCCGGAAGTCCTCTGGCAAATCCTTGGGGAGATGGTTTTTCCGCAGGGGGGAGCCACGACTGTTCGCACGAAGGATATTCCCGAGATTGAAGGTGACGTTCCTTACCGGACCTTCCTGAAGAAGATCGCTTCGCTGCTGATTGCGGGTGCAACCAAGAAGTCCATGAAGGGGGGCCTGGAGGCGATTGATCCAAACGTGACTGCCCGGATCATCGAAAAGTACCTGTACACGCCGCCACGGGACCCTACGGGCGGTTTTACTTTGGAGGAGCAGTTCGAGGTTGAGGTGTTGATCGACAATGACAACAGCTTCCCTCTGGACCCTTTCCTTTACGAGTACAACGCCAAGTTAGTTCTCTACGCCTTGAAGCCAGCCCATGTCTTTTACTCGTTCAGCTACCTCTTCACGGATGCGTTTGGGGTCATAGCCTCGGACGAGAACGGGCTTTCGCTCGACCTCGATTCTTACTACTACGACGACATGCGGAAGTGGTGCCTGGGTGCCAAGCGCATTTCAGGGACTGGGACCGTCCTCTCCAATCGTTTCTTTTTCACCGACACCTCGGTTTCTTTCGAGGGGATTCGGCCCGGAGCGGTGTTCCATATCGAGTCCGGGGAAAACAAAGGCAGGTATCAGGTAGCTTCGGTGCAGGCGTTTCCTCTGGTAGAGGTGCAGCCCACCGCTTTTTGGTACAGGACCTTTCCTACGGGCCTGGAAGGCAAACTGCGCGTTCTCGACAAGAACACGGTGTCTGACGTTACTGCTGACTGGGGCAAGTGCGTGGACGGGGAGGTTCTTACCATCCACGCAGGCCCTTACCAGGGAAGCTACCGTTTACAGGATGTACTCGGGAGCAGGGGTGGCCCCATAGGGAAACGGCGTACCCTCTACATCGGAGGGGTTCCTCATCAAGTGTGGCCCTCTGGCTCGAAGGCGCGAATCTCCCCCAGCACCTTGAAGCTGGACAGACGAATCCCGGAAGTTTCCGATGCACAGGCGTACACGGTTACGGTTGACCGTTTGGGCGTTCAGAAGCCTCGTCCTGTTGTCGGAGAGGATGTTTCCAACCAGTTCTACATTTAGGGCTGTGACAACGGGAACCTGTTTTGGTCCTCTTTGTCCCAAGGTGAGTCCTGAAGCAACAAGGCACCCCCTTCTTCAAGGAGGTTTTTCGCTTCCTGGTGGGCGTCGTCCTCTGTGTCAAAAGGGCCTACCTCATCACCTCCGCGCACGGTGATCATCCACCCGTCGCCGCTATCCCATACCTCCATCGCCATGCACAACGGCCAAGAGGAATCTGCATCCACCAGTTCACCCCCATTCCAGGGTTGTCGCATCTTCTTCCCTGGAGTGATCGCGACATACGCGGCTGTTCCCTGTTTTGTGGGTAGAGGCGGGAGTATCAGTTCGGAGACCTGTCGCCTTTCGAGTTCCCTCAAAATGCAGGCCACGTTATGGCTATCGTCCATAATCGCGGCGATTTGGGCGTACCTTGCCGACACTCCCGCCCCCTGCGCCCTACTTGTTGGACACGAACTTGTTCAGAGTTTGTGCAGTCTCGATGACTTCATCGAGGGTGTAGTAGGTCTTGCGCTCCTTGGACTTGTCCTCTCGGGCCATATGGGCGTTCTGCTCAAGGATGTCCTTGGCAAGATGGAGGAGGTCGAACCGCATCTGGTAGGGGTTGGCTGAAATAGCGGTTCCGTCTGGTGTTTGGGAAGGCATAGCTTCCTCCTTTTCTGTGTAGTGTGTGTGTCGCCCTTATGGGCACTTTCATACTACCCGGAAAAGTGGTTTAGCTACCCTCCAACCATGATAAATCAAGGCTCCAGTCTTCTTGGGACCGTCGTGCCCACACTTCAAAGCAACCGTCTACATAGGCCATCGCGTCGTCAGCACTCCAGCCGTTGATCTCCATGAGGTGTTCAACGGCCTGTGGTGCTCTTCCGACAGCCCCCGCTCTTCCGATATGCTTTACCTCATGGCACTTGGGACACAAGGCAATCAAGCCAACCAGCTTCTGGACTTTGGTTTCCTCGTTGTAGTCCCACCGTTCGTGGCACTCGACGGGCCACTTGGGACCCTTACCTCCGCATATCTCGCAGCGGTAGTGGGCTGCCTTGTACGTCGCCTTGCGTAGACGGTCCCATTCAGCCTTCGGAAGCTCTGACCGGAGGTTAGCCCCCCATTGTCCTCGGGGGACCAGTTCAATAGTTAGGTGTGGCTTCTTCATCTTCCCAATCTGCCAGCCCTTCCTCGATGGCGACCTTACCCGCCCGACGAGCGGAGCGTTCTGCGGTACGCGCTTCGGCAGCCATAGCCGCCCGAGACATATGAGTACCGAACTGACGCTGATGGCCTACTCGACCGCGAGAGCGAGGGATAAAACGCTTCGTCCCATCCTTCCAAGATTTACATGCCTGCGAAGCCATGACTCCTCCTATGCTCTCTATACGGTTCGGAGGGTATACCGGAACCCCCTAAATCTTCGCCCGGTGTCTTGCCTATGCCCGCAGGCCGGTAGGGTTCCTTTGGAGACTTCTTGATGGCAGCACGAATCCGAAGCTGGCTGAACGCCGACCACGCCACTGACGTGGATGAGCACAGCCGTGATGACCTGTCCTTTGCAGGGGCCGGGGACAACGTCTACGTCAGTTCTATCGACGCGGCAGCTACCTATGCTTGGACTATCGTTTATGCCCCCGAGGGGTCGATGGCGACGTTTTCCGGCAACGCTGCTGACCCGGCTCCAGGATTCTTCAACTGCGATATGCCGGGAGCCTACCTGATCCGACTGGTGGTGAACGCAGGCACAGCATCCGAGGGGACGCAGTACGTTCGACTTCGGGCACTGACGACCCGTGCCTCCCTAAAGCTGGTAGCCGCAGGAGAGCGGCGGGACTCTACTGGAATCATCCCGGTGGATGTCGATGTTGAAGGGTGGGCCAACGAGCAGAACTACAACCTCACACAGCTTGAAGCACTCATCCCTACGGGAACCGTGGAGACTGTGGCTTCTACTTTCCAGTGGAACGCTGGCTCTCCTGTGTCTGTCACTACATTGGATGCAGGGGATTCAGTCCTCGAAATCTGGTTGAGCTTCTCCACGCCGTTCCTGGATGCAGCTTCCACAGTTTCCGTGGGAACAGACGCAGCCCCGGAAAAGTATTTCCCGATTGTGGATGTTGACGTAACCAACACCACCTACACGCTCGCCTATTCGCCAGGAGACATTTTCGGCGTCTTCGGGGAGTTGTGGGTGAGCATCGCTCCCGGTGGTGGGGAGACGCAGGGCGTCGGCACGATACAGGCTCTCATCCGACGAGCATAGGTTTCCGGTGGCTTCTCTATTGCAGCCATAGATTGACGAGGCAG